GTTTTATTTTTTCAATAAAACGAACATGAGCAGGTTTTCTTGCATAAAATCCAGTGGGCATATTTATTCCTTTATGTATTAGATTTTAATTGAACTGATTTATTTTGTATTAACTTACAGCCTGGGATTTCACGGCCCATTTTCATCTCGTCTTTTATCGCGTCTTTACGGATCTCACTGACAATAATAGATCGCCTGTATTCGTCCGGTATTAAAGACTCATCCTCTATTACTAAAGAATGTGGGTTTAATTTATAAACATACTTTATAAGGCTACCCGTTATTTCAACCATACCCTCCTCGGACATCTCTTGCATAATCGAGTTTTCAGCTAAAGCGACTAATGCATCTAAAGTCTTGCGCTCGTTAGCAAGAGCTGTTTCCTTAGCCTTTAGTGCCTTAGCCTCACCCTGGATAAGATTAATAAGGTTAGCCAGGTGATCAACGGGGCTACTTGCTGGTAGCATGGTCTTGATCTTTTCCTTGAGGTCTTGAGGTAAGCCCACAGCAGATTTAACGATATCTAGGGCCTTCATATTGCTACCGACTTTCCTTTAATTCGCTCTTCAGGCGTTAGCTCTTTAAAAAATGTTTCGATGTACTGTTGAGCTGCATTGTCATCGGCTTCGATCGCTCCAAGGTCGCCCCCATCCTGATCGATGCGGTGATAGACTGCATTCTCATAGACTTCATCCTCTGTATCGCTGCAAGCGTCTAGATCTAGCGATACAAACATAGGGCTATCGTCCTCTTCGCTAAATGCTGTAATTTCGATGTTAAACCTACTCATAAAATTCTCCTTTAATTGGTTTCTATCTATGTTTAGTCGTTTTGTAGGTAAGCCCAAATTTTCTGATTAAGGGCCTCTTCTTTAGATGCATAATGCTTGCATAGGTACGCATAATCTTGCTTGACCCAAGCTTGAAAAGCCTCAGACCACATCTCAAAGCATACGATCACAACGTCATTTTTATAGACCACAAACTCAACACGATCAACTTCGGTGACTTCAATAGTATGCTTTGTATGACTTTTCTTTAAAAGCTTGTTTGTATGCATTTTGATGCTCCTGGGCTATCAGCCCGTTTAGGCTACCCAAATGCTTTGTTGTGTTTCATGATGGGGTAGAATTTAACTTATAACTAGAGTACCGCAATTGCTTGACTAAGTCAAGCTTTTACGGTACTATTTAAATATGAAAGAAAATACACTAACAACTAGGGATGCAATACTAACGAACTTAAAAGCCATTATGGACGATAGAGGGCTATCTTATAAAGACCTAGGCGACATGATGGGACTCTCAAAGCAGCGCGTGTCTGGCATATTCAACAATCCAGAAATGACACTGAAAACGATAGGTAAAATAGCCGCAGCCTTAGACATTGAAGAGACTGATTTAACAAGTGAACCAAAGCTTTTAAGTATCAAAAAACAACTAAAATAGGAGTAGATATGAAGAAACTTTTTATATGCTTTTTGTTAATCTCTGGGTGCGTAACAAAGCCCCTGACTGTTCATCGAATGAGTGGCATTTCGCCTGGAATGGCGCTTGGCGACGTTATGGCAACGCTTGATGACTATGATGTCAGAATACCTCGTAAGGATGGCGGCTTCATTTTGATTTATGAAGGCCGAGGAGTTTCGTCAAGAAGCAATCAAGTTAAGGATTTCTCAATTACTTTTAACAAATACGATCTAGTGGAAAGCCTTGGCTCTAGCGAGTCTAGCGAGGCTTCAAATTCAGGAGCTAACTTTGCGGCCGGTGTCGGATCTGCAATTTCAAACTCAGTACCTAAGACCACAAATTGCGTATCTCAGAAAGATGCATGGGGAAACGTCACAACAAACTGCTCTGGATACTAAGAGGTCGAAATTTTGGGGGAGTTATAATGAAGAAGGTAAGGAATGAGTACACTTAAAAAATTTTTCTATGCAAGAGACTGGAGCGCCGAAGGATGGGAGTGGAATCTATGCGAAGGCTCAAGGGGAGATGCGATTGAAGAGGCAAAGAGAGAGCTTGGCTTATCGCATGGGGATACGTTTGCAATCGCTAGAGCAGAGCCAATGGAAGACTTTTTAGATATTGGAGGCGATATAATTACCAAAATCCTACATGACGCCGCCGACGTTTCGGTTTTAGATTGCGAATGGCCGAACTTATCTTCGGAGCAAGAGAGCGAACTTGGAGACGTAGTGACAAAAGCAATCCGAGAATACTTCGCAAAGAATAATCTAAACCACGATTTTAAAGCAATTACCGATGCAGAGGACGTGATTGCATGAGCACACTAACAGGAGTAGTTATGAAAAGTAAATATGAAGAGTACACCAATGAGCAAAGACTTGAGGACTTGCGAAGCACCACAAATATTTTAAGCAGCGTAGGCAATTACGATTCCAATGATTATATGCATGGAATAGCGAACGGCCTGATTCTCGCGCTAGCAATTATGGAAAACAAATATGGAGATGACGTTGGTTTTCTTTCAAGGCCTGCTGCGGGAGACGTGAACCTTGACGGTGTTAAGTTGAAGGTCAGAGAAATGATCGAGCGGAATAAATGAGCACAGAAGATAAAATCGCAAAGCTTGAAGCTAAATGCTTAGGACTTGAAGCGGTCCTCACAGGACACTTTCGCACCATAGGTGAGAACAGAAAGCTTGAAGAGACCTTAGAGCGCACGAATAATCTGATTCATCACTGGGCCGAGGTAGGGAATATCATGCAAGCCTCGGACTTTATGGCACGGCTTGGGGAAATCCAGGATGGTGATAAATGAGACCAGCAACAATTATGTTGAAAGAATCGCAAAGATTTTGTCTTCTGATATGAGTGTTTGTATTAACTAAGTTTCCTTTACCACCATCTTCAAATCAGCTCTATGCCTCAGTCAGGGGTCGTCTTGTTAAATCACAAGAAGGCCGTAAGTACGACAATCTCATACAGCTATACAGACTTAGAAAATTCAAGGAGCTCGACCGAATCACTCAAGCTTTTACAGAGGCGGATGTTTTAAACATCGAGACGATCTTTGTCTTTGCAAAAAAGCGCATTGTCGGACAAAAAGGTCAGATCAAAAAGCTTGATGCCTCGAATAGAATTAAACAGCTTCATGATGGCCTCTCAAAGCTCATAGGTATTGATGATTGCAGATTTGTTTCAGGGACATTTTCTAAAGCAACGTGCGAAAAAGAGTGTGATGAACAGGTCATTGTTAAGATCACAAAGTCACAGCTGCTAACTTTAGACCAGCTCATGATTAGCTGAGTTAATGATCGACTTGTAATAAACCTAACCCATAGCCTGAGCTTATAAAACAACTAAGCGAAGGAAATTAAAATGTCAGAAGTTACTGATCAATCAGAGGTACTTAAACACAAGAAATCTGCTCACGACTACTATGCAACAGCCGTTCAAGTACTAACGACTCGTGTACAATTCTACTTCGAAGAGTTTGAAGGCATTCATCAAGTGGTTGGTTTTTTAAATGGCATTAAAGCTCAGATCTTAAAAGAGATTGAGTTAGTAGAGCCACCAAAGCCAAAAGCAAAGCCTGAAGCTTATCACATGGATCTAAGCCACGTTAAAGGTGAAGAGGCTCATCTTGGCCAGTAAACCTGAGACTGTAAAAGATGAGACTGTAAAGGTATTCGTACCAATCATAGGGTCTGGATCTTACGGCCTTGATGTGGTCGAGATCAGTAAATCAATATTAGATAAGCACGGAAAAGTAGAAACGAGCTATGAGCCCGACATCTTTGCCATCTGTATTAATAATCTAACCAAGGCATTTCGCGATGCTTTCGGCATTTAATCATTTAAAAGAAAATCAAATCCCCATCTTGTTGTGGGTGCTGGTAGCAAAGCTCTTATACACGGGGCTCACGCTATCAGATTGTCTGGGTGCTCTAGTGATTCTGGCTTCAATGCTTTTAAGTAAAATAGTCACTTACTTATATCCTAAGAGGCCCGATCTATACCACGAGCTTTCGCTCATCCAACAAGAACTCAAAGTATTGACCTCTAAGTCAGATGATCTAGGGCATGACGTAGCTGGACTAAAATTCGGTCTTTCACAAAAGAGGTAGTTATGCTTTTAACATTAGGACTACTTAATTTTACTGTAGCTCTTGCAATAGGCTTGTCAGCTTTGCTTTATAAACAGAAATGCACACTTTATAGAATGCACAATGATCTAATCGACTGGATCGAGTGCAATATCGCTGATGACATCTATAAATCAAGAGACCACAGACCAGAGTTTAAATACTACGTCGACCGGGTCGAAAGAGACCTAGCAAGACGCCAAAGCATTGTTAAAAATGTAGTGCTTGAAATAAGGCTCGATCTTGAATCAAAGAGCGTACTTAAACCGATCTACTTTAGACTCCTTTGGCTAGACTTTAAAAATCTTTTTATCAAGTAAGGCTACTATGAACATCCATTGTAAATATGATAAGTTGGTCCATCCAGCCAAACTTAAGAATCATCTGAAGAATAGAAACAAGCACGGACAAGACCAGATTGACCGCCTGGCTGAACTTTATAAGTACCATGGCATAAGACACCCGATCATAGTTTCAAAGCTGTCAGGGTGCATTGTAGCGGGTCACGGGCGCAAGCTAGCGGGCATCCGCGCAGGCGTTAACGAAATGCCGGTCGTGTATCAAGACTTTGATTCAGTTGAGCAAGAGTACGCATTCATTCAAGCTGATAATGCCATCGCACTATGGGCTGAGCTTGACCTGTCTGGCATAAACGCTGACCTGGGCGATCTAGGGCCTGATTTTAATATCGATATGCTCGGGATAAAAGACTTTGCTCTCGATTTTGCGGATAAAGAATTTGACCCAGCATCAGAAGATGATCAAGGAAAGCTAGATCAAAAGACATTGAAAGAATGCCCTCAGTGTGGCCATGAGTTCTAAATCAATCTTAAAGATAGACTGGGCGTCTCATGAAACAGCTAAATATGCTTGTGAAAATTGGCATTATTCAGAAAGCTTGCCTGTCCCCCCACTAGTTAAAATTGGAGCATGGGAAGACGACAAGTTTATAGGAGTCGTAATTTTTTCTAGAGGAGCTTCGTCGAACTTATTAAAACCGTACGGGCTTGAGCAAGTAGAGGGCTGCGAACTTACCCGAGTAGCTTTAAAAGAGCACAAGACACCAGTATCAAGAATTCTAAGTATAGCTATTAAGTTTTTAAAAAAAAACAGCCCCAAGCTCAAGCTCATAGTTTCATTTGCTGACTCAAACGAAGGACATCATGGCGGCATCTACCAAGCCACAAACTGGATATATTCAGGAAAGTCAGCGCCAAGTTTTAAATACGTCGATAAAAAAGGCAGAGAATGGCATTCAAGACAAGTCAGCGAAAAAGGATTTAACACCCAACAAGGAAATATCAGAAGAACCATAAAGCCCTCGCAATGTCAGAAGATAAAATGCGAGGGCAAGTTTAGATATTTGTTTCCTTTAACTAAGGAAATAAGAAAAGACGTTATAAGACTTTCTAAGCCCTACCCAAAACGCGCATCAAGCAAAGATATCGTTGCGTCTGAGTTCCAATCAGAAGAGACCGGTGAAACTCCGAGTGATGCGCTCCAATTTCAAGAGGTTGACAATGGCTAGACCGAAATCAGGTAAGACCGCACCGATTAAACTAGACCATAATCAGGTTGAAAAGCTTGCCGCGATCGGTTGCAC